GCATTTAGCCTAAGTGAAGCAGAGCAAATACAACCAAGTTTACAGTTTATGTTTGATGCAATCAACAAGACTGTATATAATGGTGTAAATGCATCACGGGATATGGATTTAAAGCGTTGGTCTAACCAAGGTGTGTTACTCCTTAATACTGCTCTGACAACTAGTATAGGTAAAATAGGTCAGCATTATCTAATATGGCGGCCTTTTATTGCTTATCTATTAGATACATTGAGTTGGAACAATAATGGTCTTGTATATATCTACATGGGTAAAAAAGCTGAAGAGTGGATGGATTGTGTAAATGATAATAATTATAAATTTACAGTTTCTCATCCAGCATCTGCAAGCTATAATAATATGATCTATTGGGATAGCAAAGATGTGTTTGTCAAAACAAAAGATATCCTGAAAAAGAACTATAACTTTGATATAGAGTGGTAATATGGAAGAGATATTTAATAAGCTTCTCAAGGTAGGTTTAACACCTAATTCTTATTATGCATTACATTGTATAAAAATGTCTATTGTCTGTGATCAAACCGTAAATGTAAATCTTGAAGTTACAAGACTTGAAGCTGGTGGTTGGTTAGAAGATGGGCATCTTACTACAAAATCACTAAAGCTTCATCAGGAAATAGAATCATACTTTAAATCAAGTAAAAAGAAGACATCAGCCGGCATAATGGGTGATGATTTTTCTACTAGAATTGAAGAATATTTAGAAATTTTTCCTAAATTTAAACTTCCAAGCGGTAAGTATGCAAGGTCTGATAAGAAGAATCTAGAGAACAACTTTAGATGGTTCTTTGAGACTCACAGCTATGACTGGGATACTGTAATCAGTGCTACAAAAATGTACATTGATGAGTTTGAGAGACAAGGATATAAATACATGAGAACCTCTCAGTATTTTATCCGAAAGCTCAATCCGGCAGAGAAGACATTTGAGTCTGAGCTAGCAAACTATTGTGAGGTCTATTTGAATGGTAGTGATGATTATGGGTATGATTCTCATTTTAAAGAAAAAGTAGTATGATTGATAGACTTAAACTTCTGTGCCTAGCTATAATGGGTACAATGATAGGATATGGTTTTTCCAAAATCCTAGTTCCTGAGATTTCTTTCTTTAAGTACTTTGCTATTGAAGCAGTGATAACTCTACTGCATGCATTGTATGAAAGAACAAAGGCCAAGACAAGAAATATTTAGTGGTTTATGGATAATCAAAAGAAGGCTGCTCCTAAGAAAAAATGGAATAGTCAAAGAGAGGGTTTTCAAGATTCTCTAAAATATCTACAGGGCAGAATGCATGGGCACATAAAGAGTCTTAGAACTCCATGGCCTAAGTTTAATGATGCTACTACAGATGGTATAGAGTGGAATACACTCACTGTTATAGGCGGAAGACCGGCTAGTGGTAAGACACTGATTGCAGAACAGATTGTTAGGGAATCATTTCCTCTCAATCCAGGTGAGAACTTTAGGGTTCTGCAGTTTCAGTTTGAGATGCTAGCAAGAACTTCTGCAATACGTGAGTATTCCAGTGTTATTGGAAAGTCTTACAAGTACTTATGTAGTGCTGATGGAAAATTAAGTGATGCTGATTTACAAAGATGTTATGATTACGCAAAAGAAAAGATAAAGTATCCAATTGATGTAGTAGAAACTCCGTGCACCGTAGAGGAATTTAAGGAGATTGTTAGGGATTACATGCTTTCTAATGCAAGTTATGATTCAGAAGGGAATATGATTATGCCAAAAGTGCTGATTACTATAGATCACTCTTTGTTGTTTAAGAAAGCCAGCTATGAGAAAGACAAGCATGATATGCTTAATAATCTTGGTGAAGCTTTAACTCTACTCAAAAGACAATACTCATTGTCATTTATTGTGCTGAGTCAGCTCAATAGGAACATTGATAATCCAGAGAGAAGTGAAGAGGGTAAGTATGGTAATTATGTACTTGAGTCTGATTTATTCGGGGCTGATGCTCTGTTACAGCATGCTGATACTGTCATAGGTATCAATAGACCTGCTAAACAGAAGATTAGGTTTTATGGCCCTGATAGGTATGTGATTGAAGATGACAGAGTTATTGTCTTGCACTTTCTGAAATGTAGGAATGGTGATACTAGACTTAGCTTTTTCAGAGCTGAATTTGAAAAGATGAAAATTGTAGAAATGATTACACCTCCTCAACAGGAGAAAAGATTATCAACCAAATGATGTAAATTATGAGTTTATCAACTAAAGCAACAAATGTAAACAGACAGGAGAAGACTGAGGAGTTGCTCAAGCATCATGATTGGAAGTTCAAGTTAATGCAAGAGGAGAATCCTCTATTTATTCCCAAGTGTGCTTACATACCAAAAGGTATGAATGAGACACATATTGGCTTCTTTCAAAGTGAAGTCAAGAAAGGCAGGGATATCTATGTGGAGTTCACTAGCATTGATCTTGATCCTGAAGATTCTGAGAGAGCGCTCTATAAGTGGAGATTCAATCCTCACTATGATGAGGAGTATGAGCGTACAGAACCAGGTACAAATGGCCATTTTAGATATTTGGTACCGGTATCTGAGTTAGTAAAGATTGAGTTTGAGAAGGAAGAACCTACTCAAGCTACATTATTCCCAGACTTTGATGAGATTATGGATCCTGATCAAGATGCACCGTTTAATCAAATTACTCTACGTGATTTGGCAGCTATCATGCTGAATAAACCGGTGAGTCACAAACAATGGTTAAATGAAATTATTAAATCAAAGTAATCATGGGAATAGTATTGCCAACTACAAAGGTGGCTCCGGAATGTAAGAGCCCCAAAAATCTGATTATCTTCTCAAAGCCAAAGATTGGTAAGACAAGTTTATTAAGTACTCTTGAGAACTGTCTTATCCTTGACTTAGAAGGTGGTACAAAGTATCTTAATGCAATGAAGGTTGAAGCCAAGACCTTTGAGGATCTCAAAGAAATTGGTAAAGCAATCAAAGATGCGGGTAATCCGTACAAGTATATTGCTGTAGATACCATAACTGCATTAGAGGAGATGATAATTCCTTATGCGGAAATGCTCTATTCAAAAGCTCCAATGGGTAAGAATTGGTTTAATCCAGGCGGTGGTAAAGAGAAATATGGTAACATCCTTGGCTTGCCAGAGGGTGCAGGATATTTCTGGACACGTCAGGCTTTTACCAAAGTCATTGATTACATTCTAACATGGGCTCCATATGTAATCTTTGTAGGTCACGTAAAGGATACTCAGTTAGAGAAAGCAGGAGGTACATTTAATGCCATGGATTTAGATTTAACAGGTAAACTGAAAAGGATTACAACATCCAATTCAGATGCTATTGGTTATCTCTATAGAAAAGGTAATAAGAACATCTTGAGCTTCAGAACCAATGATGATGTATCATGTGGAGCAAGACCAGAGCATCTCAGAAATGAAGAAATAGTAATTGCTGAGATTGATGAGAATGGTGAGTATAAGACTTACTGGGACAAAGTATTTATTGATTAATTAAAACAAAGTAAAATGGCTTTAAGCACAACAGATTTAGGAAAAGAAGGTGGTTCAGGACTACCTAAAACAATTGCACCAGGTAATAGCACACTAAAGATTAACAGTGTAGTACTTGAGGAATTTAAATTTATTCCTAATGCATATCATCTGATATTGAATGTAGAAACAGAACCTATTGATGGTTATGAAGGTTTCTTGATTGACAAAGACAATGAATCTCTTGGCCGTTATGCAGGTCAGATTGGTAGAGTGAAAGCTAGCCAATATGCATTTGCTGATGGTAAGACCAAAACAGGTATTGAGGTTCAGAGAGACAGATCAATCTTAATCTTCCTACAGAAACTCTGTAAAACTTTGGGACTTAATGATTGGTTTGTATCCCAGGATGATGCACATGATACTATTGAGGACTTTGTTGAAGCTTTCAATAGAGACAAGCCTTTTAAAGATAAGTATTTTGATGCCTGTGTAGCAGGTAAAGAATATGAAGGTAAGTCTGGGTATACCAATTACGATATGTGGTTCCCAAGAGATGGAAAAGGTGTATATGCAATTGCCTCTAAAGGTGGTGCTGTTCTTCCATATAATGAGACTGAACACCTCAAGAAAATGGAAACTAAAACAGTTACATCATTTGGAGATGATGATGATTTGGATATTCCAAAAAGAGCAGCTACTGACTTCAGCCTAGACTAAATAGTTATGGGGGAGTTGGAAACAGCTCCCCTTTTCTATTAAATTTACAGCTATGATTTCAACAAGTAAGCTTATTACATCTGTCTCAGATGTACCAAGAGAATGGGTATTTGAATATTATCTGAATCTAAAAGAAAAACTCACCGGCCAGGATGTAAAAATGCTATCAGCATTTAATTCTAAAGACAAAGTACCTTCAATGTTTGTGTACTTTGATACATCCACAGGAAAATATAAGTTTAAAGATTTCTCATCTGGACACCAAGGTAGTCATGTTGATTTAGTTAGGTACATGTATAACATAGATGCACCTGCAGCAATTGGTAAAATAATAGCTGACTATGAGAACTTTATCAAAGATAATGGTAAGCGTGAGGAAGTTGTACTGAAGATTCAGGATAGGTATAAAGTTGTTGATTATGAAATAAGGCACTGGACTAACCTTGATGAGGCTTATTGGTCTCAGTATAAGATTGGATCAAAGTTACTTGAGTATTATAATGTTGCTCCTCTAGAGTTTTTTAAGATGGAGAAAGAAGAAGATGGAGAGTTGTTGTCTCATACATTTAGCCGTAAATATGTTTATGGTTATTTTAGAAAGGACGGCAGTCTTTATAAGATTTATATGCCCAAGATAACAGATAAGAAATTTATCAAGGTTCAAAATTATATTCAGGGTGGTGATCAACTGAACTACAAAAACAATAACTTAGTAATTACATCTTCTCTAAAGGATTTAATGTGTTTTGTTAAGCTTGGGTACAAGAACATTGAAGTTATTGCACCAGACAGTGAAAACAGCATGCTTACTGAACATACAGTAAAAATGTTAAAGTCTAAGTTTAAGAAGATATGTGTATTGTTTGATAATGATACGGCCGGCAAAGCATCAATGCAAAAGTATCAAGATAGATATGGGTTTGAACCAATACTACTTGATATGGAGAAGGATTTATCTGACTCTATTGCTATGCATGGTCTGATTAAAGTTAAAGAGAAACTTGATTTATTAATTAAAGACAGATTCTAATGTGGATATACATGGGTAAAGAGTTTACTGAAGCTGACATTCCTGAAGAGGCTGTTGGCTTTGTCTATGAAATGATGAGCATCATTGATGGTAAACTTGTTAGATATATAGGAAAGAAAAACTTCTACGCGGATGTAAAAGTCAAGTTGGGCAAGAAAGCTATGCCTACAGATAAAAGACTTAAGACATACAAGCGTGTACGCAAAACAACTTATCTTAATTACTATAGCAGTAATGAGACACTAAAACAAGCTCACAAAGATAAAATACAAATCAAACGTGAGATACTAATGATATGTTACAGTCCTACTGAACTTACATATCAGGAAGCAAAGTTGCTGTTTTGCAGAGATGTTCTTGATGATCCTATGTACCTAAACTCTAACATCTTAGGTAAATTTTACAAAACAAAATAGTTATGACAGAACTAGAAATGACAGGCCTTCTTATTGAGTTGGCTAATGAAGGTATTACGGGTATTAAAGTACATTATGCTGGGAGTGGTGACTCCGGGTCAATTGAAGAAATTGTATATACAACAGAAAAATTAAACAGTGAAGATGAGGAAGATGCTTTTACTGAAATAGGTAATATCTATTTATACGGTGAAAATGCAGATAGCCTAGAAGTATTAAACAGCAGTCTTTACTCTAAACTACAAGATTTTCTTTATCAAAATGTACTTGACAGTATAGAAGACTGGTATAATAATGATGGTGGTGATGGATATGTATATATTATAATTCCTTCAGGAAAATATAAAATTGAGAATACTGTGTATTTTACAAGTTCAGAAACTTATGTACATGAGGGAGGTTTAATTGATAACTCACTTAAATAATGGCACATCCTTGGGATCATGCAAGGTCATCCGCTAAGAAGTTTGGTGGGTCACCAGTAGATTATATTGAAATCCATAATTGGTTTGATGAAACTAAGAAATGGATTGGGCATAGTAAACACAGAATGTTCCGTCACCACAGTGAAGGAATATTTGAATGTGAGCAAAGATTTGGTATGACTATTACCAACTCTGATGGTAAACAAGTTTATGTAAGATATATTGGTGAACAGCATGTAAAAGAGGATTGCTTTGGTTACATACCAAGTGCAAAAGAATGGGTTAAGGCTTTAGAGTCTGGTAAACCTGAAGAATGGATGATTAGAACTTTAAAAATAGAAGACTGATGAAAATTGCTAAAACAGAAGTAGAGAACATTATGAACATGCTTGTGTCAAGTGACACAGACAATGGATATCTAGCGTTTAAAGCTATTGAAGCACATGATTTTGACAATAAAGAAACAGTAGGTTATCTGATTTATTTCTATAAGTTCTGTAAGTATAATATGAGTGAGTGGAAAGAGCATGCACCAAAGGCACATGAGATATTACAACGTTTGTTTAAAGCGTATAATCTTGAGTCAGCACCTGTTACTTACTCAAGAGCATTACAACTTATGGTTGATAATAATGTTAGTGTAGATTCAATAGAATTGTTTTTGGAGAGACATGTAAAAGATCTTACTAATAGTTTAAGTGCTCTTGGTTATCCAACAGATAAGCTAGAGCTTACCATTAAATTAAAAGAGAAATGACTAGAGAAGATAGTCTAGGTAAAGCTAGTAAAGAGTTAATGTGGAAAGAGCCCTTCTATGGGTTCTTTCTATTAATGCTAAACAAAGTATGGGACAACAAGAGAGTTCCTACTGCCGGTGTAAGTAAGAATGGTATTAATTATCAGCTTGCTATCAATGAAGACTTCTGGACTGAGTTGAGTGAAGAGCACCGGATTGGCTTGTTGAAGCATGAGTTATTGCATATAGCATACTTTCATTTGAGTATGCATTTTAATTTCCCTGATAAGAGAATGGCTAATGTTGCCATGGACATGGAGATTAACCAATATATTGATAATGACCTTCTTCCTGAAGGTGGTATTGATATTGCTAATTATACTGAATTGAATTTGGATCCTAAAGCGGGTTGTCGCTATTATTATGAGCAACTAAAGCAAGCACAGCAACAGAAACAAAAGAATGGTAGTTCAGGCTGTCCTAACTTTGATAAGTTGTGTGATGCTATGGATCAAGGTCAAGGTACTGTAATTATAGAAGTTAGTACAGGACCTAATGGTGAGATGGAGATTACTATTCCTGAACATGGTACATGGGAAGAGTTTGCTGATTTACCAGAAGCAGAGCAAAAGCTTATTCAGAATCAAATGAATAGATTGCTTCAGGAAGCTGCGGATCAAACTGAAAAGAAGCGTGGTAATATTCCTGGGCATATTAAAGATCACTTGATTAAGATAACTCAGCTAGAACCACCAAAGTTTGATTGGCGTTCACACATACGTAGATTCACAGGTACAAGTACTAAAATCTTTACTAAGAAGATTAGGAGAAAAGAGAATAGAAGATATTCTGAGAATCCAGGTCTTAAGATAAAGATGAAACAACACATGCTGTTAGCTATTGATACTTCAGGTTCTGTAAGTAACAAAGAGGTAGAAGAGTTTATGTCAGAGATTAGACATATTCATAAGTGTGGTGTTGATGTAACTATTATTCAGTGTGATACAACAATCAGATCTATTGAACCATATAATGGTAAAGATGAACTTAAGATACACGGAAGAGGTGGAACTGAATTTGATCCCGTTCTAGAGTATTATAATGAGAATCTGCGTAAGTATACCAGCTTAGTGTATTTTACTGATGGTGAGTGCACTGCTGATGTAAAACCTAAAGCTCCTGTATTATGGGTGCTGTCTGAACAGTCAAGTATGAATAAAAGCCTTCCTGGTAAGGTAATCAAGTTAGAGTTATAAATTTTAAAATTAAAAAAGATGAGTCAAGTACAATTAAACATTAATGAATTAAAAGATTTCTTAGGACACATGGTTAGCAATAACCAGCATATTCAAGCTCAAGGAAAAGTTCCTGTAGCTGTAAATATTGAGGGTGACGCAGGTCT